AGCGAATTTATCTGATTTAGAGATACCTGATTTATGGGAAAGACAAAGAGGCGAGACTTTAAAAGCATTTGAAGCATTTGTTGAGTATAGAGATATGGATAACCGATCTTATAGGGAGGTTGGGCAAAAGTTAGGCAAAAGTAAGACACAAATAGAGAAGTGGGCTCGTAAATACTTTTGGCAGGAGCGTGTGCTTTCCTACGTTGATTATCTTGATGAACAGAAACGTATAACACAACTTGCTGAAATAGAAGAGATGAATAAAAGACAAATACGTGTTGCTAAAAATTTACAGGCAAAAGCAGCACAAAAACTTACTGAGATGAATCTAGATGAACTTGATGCATCTGATCTAGTTAGATTTTTTATTACAGCTAGTGAATTAGAACGAGAAGCTAGAGGTGTAAATCAACAAAATGTAAGTGTCATGATCCCACCAACTATGGTTATGGAATGGGACTGGCAACAACAAAATCAAGATGAGTCAAATAGTTAATGTAACTCCACCTGCCTTACACAAAGGTCAAAAGGAGGTTTTAAAGTCTTTGGAGGACTTTAGATACGTTATAGTCGCAGCAGGTCGTCGTTGGGGTAAAACATCTTTATCAATAGTTGCTGCATACGATAAGGCTTTTAAAGGTGAGAAAGTATGGATTATATTTCCTGTGTATCCACAGGCTATGGATTCTTTTAGAACTATAAAATCATTGGCTAGACAACTACCAGAGGATTATGTGAGGATAAGAGAGGTAGAGAAAAGGATTGAGTTACTGAATGGAGGATCTATACAAATCAAGTCAGCGGACAAACCTGAAAGGTTGAGAGGTGCAGGTGGTATTAGCTTAGTTGTTTTTGATGAGGCAGCATATCAATCAAAAGAAACTTGGGAGACAGTAAGACCAATACTTACAGACTCACTAGGACAGAGTTTATTTATTAGCACACCAAATGGTATGAATTGGTTTTATGAATTGTTTGAAAATGCAAAGAAAAGAGATCAATGGATCACTTATCAGTATCCCACTGAATCAAATGAAAATATAGAAAAGGATGAGTTAGTACAAGCTAGAGAGGAACTAGGCAGTTTAGTTTATAGTCAAGAGTATTTAGCTGAGTTTACAGAGGTAGGACAAATGTTTAAAAGAGAGTGGTTTCAATACTTTGAAAAAATAGATCAGGATGATCCAGAGTATTTAGTTGATGGCGAGATCTATAAACAATCTGATCTTTCTATTTTTGGGACTATGGATACCGCTTTATCTGTAAAAGAGACAGCAGACTACTCAGTGATTATGACTGTTGGTGCTACAAATGACGGCAAACTTTTAATCCTTGATATACTAAGAGCTAGATTAGAAGCACCTGAGCTACTGCCAAAGATAGAGCTGATGATAGATAAGTGGAGTATGGCTTGGCTTGGTGTAGAGGATTCTAGTTTTGGATTAGGTATTATCCAGATGGCAAGAAGGATGGGACTACCTATAAAAAACTTAAAAGCTGACAAATCAAAAACTGCCAGAGCTGTTCCAGCAGCAGCAGGAGTTGAAAATGGTACGATCTATTTTTTGAGAGATGCCAAATGGTTGTTAGAATTTGAGAGAGAACTAACTAGCTTCCCATCGAGTGGATCTCATGATGATCAAGTTGATGCACTGGCATACGCAGCTCGACATGGCATAGTTAGAGCAACTAAATGGAGTGTGACATAATTGGGACTTGCTGATAATATAAGAGATTTTTTTTCGCAACAAAACAATAGGGTAGATACAAAAAGTTATAACAACTTTCCAACATCGCAGGTTGTATTCCCATACAATACAGAAATAGGTTATTTTAGTGGAACTAACCAAATGTCACCAGAAGGTAACTCAGCTGCGTTAGCCTGTCTTAATGTTCTAGGAACAGCTTTTTCAGAGCCACCAATAGAGGTTTATCAAAATAGTCCAGAGGGATCTGAGAAAATATTAAACCATCCTGCAAGTACTTTGCTTAAAGCACCTAGTCCTTATCTTTCAGGCAACCTTCTCAATCAATACATAATCTCATCAATATCAGTTTCAGGCGATGCTTTTATTATGAAGCTAAGAAACGAGAGTGGTGGAGTTGTACAATTATATCCGCTTATTCCAGAAAACGTTGAGGTCAAAGGTAATCAAGAGGAACTAATAACTCACTATGAATATAAGCAAAAAGGACAGAATCTATATGTAAAACGTGAAGATATGATCCATCTTAGAGAAAAAATAGATCCTAGAAATCATAGGAGAGGATTAGCTCCGCTTAGATCAGTGATGGTTGAAGTATTAGGGGACTCTGCTGCATCTCAAATGGCAGCAGCATTAGTTAAAAATACAGGTGTTCCATCGGTTGTTATAAGTCCAAAAAACGATCTATCGATGACAACAGAAGAGGCAGATACAATAGCTGATGTCTTTGGCAGAAGGTTTGGTGGAGAGAATAGAGGTCGTCCCCTAGTTATATCTGGAGGAGAGGTAGATATACAAACACTATCTTTTAGTCCTAAAGATCTAGAGATCGGAAAGCTACGATATATCAATGAGGAAAGAATCAGTGCTGTCTTAGGAGTACCTGCAATTTTAGCAGGTCTAGGTAGCGGTCTAGAGAGATCAACTTACTCTAACACCTCTGAGCTACGTGAGTTTTTTACAGAGCAGAAGCTAATACCTATGTGGAAAAACGTCGCATCAGATCTAACTAATCAACTTTTGAAAGTTGACTTCGAGGATGATCCATCTTATGAGATGAAGTATGATCTATCTGATGTTAGAGCACTAGCACAAGATGAACTTCAAGAGATGGATAAGGTAGTTAGAGGTTTACAAGCAGGTTTTATTACAGTGGCAGAAGCACGAAAAGCAACAGGATTTGTAAGTGATGATCCTAATATGGATGTTTATTTACGAGCACTTACTCAGGTTGAAGTTCCAGCGGATGGATCTGAGCCTAGAGTATTTCAGGGACAAGTTCCTGTTGGAGAGCCAACTATTGACGATCCACAAACAGCTCCTCTAAAAAGTGGTGGCAAAGATGAGGAACAGGTTGAGGCTTATGTGATATTAGCCGATGGGGAACGAGTACACGTGAGTTGGCTTGAGGATAAAAAGATAAAGAAAGAAGGCGGAAAGTACTGCGTATATTCAAAGGATGGAAAGAGAAAGTTTGGATGTTATGCAACTAGAAAAGAAGCAGAGAGAAGGCTAAGGCAAATTGAAAGATATAAAGCTGCGTTTGGCGATCTATCAGTAGGGGACTCTGTATCTTGGTCTATACCTAAAGATCCAGATCCTCCTTCAACATCTCATGGAATAATTATGTCTCTTAACTCTATGGAAGAGACCGCAAGAATAAAAGTATATGCGATCCTAGAGGATGGATCTCACGAGGTAACCGATAGAGTAGTTGAGCTTGAAGTATCAAGACTTAGAAAGATCAAAGATATACTTGATGAAAATAAACAACTATCGGATCGTGTAGAAAAAGCTCTTAAAAATAAGATGGAAGAGCATAACGCAGATAATCCCAAATATCGAGCAACTATGAGTATGCTGCGTAAAGTTTTTGAAAGAGGAGTTGGAGCATATAGAAACAATCCATCATCTGTTCGAGGTAATGTAAGGTCAGCTGATCAGTGGGCTATGGCAAGAGTCAACGCGTTTCTAAAGGCTTTGAAAACAGGTAAGTTTCCAAGAACACCATTCGATAGAGATTTACTACCAGATGATCATCCAGATGCATCTGATGAAAAGTATGGCAAACCGAAGAAGCCTAAGAAAAAACCAAAAAAACCAAAGAAACCATCTAGGTACAAACAGGTCGAAGATGTCCCAGACTATATACAAAAGAACGCACAGAGAGGTTTAGATCTTTTAGAGTTCGCAGGTGCAGGTTTGACTGATCGCACAAAGCGTGAAGCAAGACTTATGGCAAATGGTGAGATCTCTGATAATAAAGTAATTAGGATGGCAGCTTGGTTTGCTCGTCACGAATCTGATCTAGATAGTCCTGATGCGGATGATTATCTATCAGGAGAGAGTGAAAAACCAACCGCTGGACAAGTCGCTTGGCTACTCTGGGGAGGCGATATCGATAATAGCAACAAGATGAGAGCTATGGAGTGGGCAGAGAAAGAAGTTGAAAAGTTAGAACAGAAAAGTATTAGTTACGAGTTTTATGGATGGGAAGATCCAACAGTCAAACTTTTAGGCTTACCACCAGTCAAATGGTATAAGACCGAAGAGGAAAAAAGTATCTATTGGAAAAATATCGACGATCTAAGGAAACGTTGGGAGGATCTATTTTCTAATATATATGCAAAAGAACTTAACAGACAAAGAAGAGAAATAGTCAAAGCTGTAAAATCTAGCTCTGATATAGCAACACTTGAAACTAATACAGATAAAGTAATAGATGCCACCGAGTTTGAGAGAGAGCTTTTACCTTTCTTTTATAGTCTAAGTGACGACTTTTCTGTTAGAGCTTATGACAACTTGTTTCCAAAAGCGGAAAGACCAAAGGCAGCAGATCCTGTAGATCTTGGTGTTACCATTCCAGAGGAGGACGCAGTTAGGACTGTATTTGATGAGGTTGCTTTACTTTTACCTGCTGCTAGACCGCTCAAAAAGGTAGTGGAAGATGGTTTTTACAGAGGTCAGCGTAACGTTCCAGCAGCAGTAGGATCATTGTTTCAAGATGGTCAGGCAGCATCATTTTTACAAGAGAATGCTAGATCAGTTATGAAAGATCTAAATAAAACTACAAAGAAGAGAATATCAACAATAGTCGGTAATAAATTGAAAGAGTTTGAAAAGTTAGGAATAACAAACATAACAGCAGGTACTGAGGCAGGTGACAAGTTCTTTAGAGAGCTAACAAGAGCGATCAACAAAGAACTAGGCGGACAATCTTTAAGGAGAGCTAAAGCTATCGCAAGAACTGAGGTTGGTAAAGCATCCTCGTGGGCTCAGCAACGTGCTGCAAAGTCAACAGGTAAAAGGCTAGAGAAGGAATGGGTATCTCAAAGAGATGGTCTTGTTAGAGATGCACACTTTATTCTAGATAACCAGCGAGTTCCTCTGAATAGTTTTTATCTGTATAATGGTATAAAATTAGATAGACCGCTAGATCCTAAAGCACCAGCAGGGTTAGTTGTCAACTGTAGATGTACAGAGGCGTTCATAGAGGTGATAGATGAGTAACGAGATGAAAAGACCAGACGATCTGGTTTACAAAAGCACTCCAATAGAACTTAAAGAGGATGGGGATGTTAGATATTTAGAAGCAGTATTTTCATTATTTGATACTGTTGACTCTGATAACGATGTAACAAAGGCAGGAGCACTACGATCAGGTTATGTAGGAAACAAAGTGCCTTTAGTTTGGAATCACGATTGGAGTAAGGTTATAGGACGAGGAGTTATAGAGTCAGATAATCAAAAAGCTGTTTTCAAAGGATACTTCTTGAACACTGAGGCAGGTAAAGAAGCATACGAGACTGTCAAAGCTATGAGAGATATGCAGCAGTTTAGTTATGGCTTTCAGGTATTGAAATTTC